GGTTGGAGTGGCTAAAAGAAAAACACGAATAACCATTTTGCGAACGTCGGCAAGATGGTAAGTCGCCAAAAAATAGGAGGGAAAAATGAGCGAAGAAAAAATTTGTACAAACATCGGCACAGATTATGACGATACTGACCAGTTTATCTGTTCCCGTTGCGGAATACATCTGCAAAATTGGATGCGTGTAGAGATTGATGAGGACGATGGAGATGAAACGCATCATGAATACAGATTGCAGTACTGTCCGAATTGCGGAGCGAGGATAAAAGAATGAGCGAAGAAAAACTTCCACATTGGATAGAAGAAAACAAACGTCCAAAATCCTATATGTGGGTATGCAGTGAATGTGGCAGTACTGCGTATGATATGCCGATGTGTTCTAAAAAAGGATACGTTAAAATTTGTTCGCTTGCATATTGCCCACATTGCGGTGCAAAGATGATAGGGGAACAGCAAGAGGTACATGAACGTGTTGTTGATGCCAACAAAACGATAACCTGCTTCAAATGTCATGGTAAGGGCGAATACCCTGTACCGATTGACCCTGATTACTCGTGGGACGAATGCGAACAGGTTAAATGCGAAGTATGCGGTGGTACAGGCAAAATCACACTGAAAGCGTATGAGTGGTTTCAGTCACAGCAGAGGGGGGATAAAGAATGAAAGAAATAAAGCATTATATGTGTGAGTATTGCCATACGGAATATACAAGCATAGACGAAGCACAAAGGTGTGAGAAATCACACAAAGCACCAAAGGAAATTATTAATACAGTTTACAAGTCTGTGAATAGTGACCTGTATGGCTATCCTGAATCAATATTAATTCAAATGTCGGATGGAGCAAAGATTTTATATAGACTGCAGAGAGTAAATGGGGTTTAAGAAATGAATAAATGGCTAAAAAAGCTAACCAAAAAAGATTGGAAAGAATTGCACGGCTTGATTTTCTGCGATGATGTAACAAAAGTTAAAACGGATAAAGATTGCGAGGAAATTAGCTTTTGGGAAAATTGGTCAGATGGAGAAACTTCAGACTATATCGAAACACGGTACGAATACCACGATTTTGAAATTCCGAAATCTTGGGATTGTGGCGAAACGGATTACGAAACAAGGTGTCTGTTTTTTGACTATATGATTCGCAAATTCGGAACAAAATATTTGCAAGAGTTGTTGATGTACAGATTGTGTCTGTCGAAAGAAACGGCTGAAAGGTGTAGATATGAATAAACTATTATCCTTACTGGCTATCGTAGTTACCTTACAGTGTACGGCATACACTCATAGCACACAGCCAACAGCAAGCGGAGTAATGCCAGCCGTAGGGCATTGCGCAGTGGATAAAATAAACGGACAATGGGTGCCGTTCGGATCTAAAATCCGCATAATTGACCAAAACGTGGGCATACACGAATTGGTAGTTACGGACAGGTTTGGCGGCAATTACGATAACAAAATGGATATATTTATGCAGACGGAAAGTGAATGTTGGCAGTTTGGGCGCAGGAATCTTTTGTGCGAGGTGGAGATACCATGAAAGATAATTTTGATGAAATTATACAGATTGCAAAATTCATTATTGAAGAAGCAGAAGCATACAAAGAAGATGAAGCACCATATATTACAGAAGCAAGAATTAATTGGATAAGCGGTCATGCAAGAACGATTGTCGGCATGGCAGAAACCATGGAGTGTGAGGTAGAAGAATGACAGAACGGGAAAAGCTAATTAACCACACCGATAGGCTAATCATGGAACTTTATTGTCTATACAAAGAATACAGAAGCGCGATTTTATACAATGAAGATGGGAATGAAAAAATGTGTCAGGTACTAAGAGGAGGTGCGTTTGGTTTGGCGCAGAATTTCAACGAGTTAGAAAAAGCGGAAAATAAGATACAAGGAACGGATAAAATATGAAAAAATACAAAGTGTTTCTTACGATGGAGTTTGGCGCAGATGTAGAAACAGAAAACGACGAAGATGAAGCAAGAGAGATGTTGGCGTCACGAATAAAAAACTGCGGTTGTCATTCGTGGGGACGTATTCAAAATGCTAAGGTTAAAAGATATTGGGGCGGCGGAAAAGAGGTGGCGAACGATGAATGAAACGATAAAAGATATAGAAGAAACATTAGAAGCATTAAAATTGCTTTTTGATGGATACAAGGAAACCAAAGAAAATCAAAGCATGAATTTTGGCAAATTCTATTTAGCTTCGATGCGAGTGGGCGCAATGCTCCTTGAAATGGATTGCGAAAAATTAATAAAGGAGATAGAAGATGAACAAAAGTAAAGAAGTGCTGTTCGATGTGATAGATAACTACATAGAAGAAATGGAAGTATATTCTGATGGTTTACAAAATGAAGCATATAGTGAACGCATAAAAAAAGCACTTTTATCCAATATGAAAGAAACATTATATAAATTAAAACTGGCCTGTAAAGATTTAAAAAAGGAGATGCAGAAGTGATTAAGCGTGATATTTTAATTGCTATTGCGTTTGGTGTGGCGTTTGGTGTGACAGTAACTATCATGTTTAAACTTTTTAATTTGAATTAAAGGAGATGGAAAAATGAAACGATTTTTTGAGATTATCAGCGAGTATGCGGAACTTCCGCAAAATGAAAGACCAATCCTGCCGAAACGGCAGACAAAAAATTCGGCAGGGTATGATTTTTACGCATTAGAAGATGTTATTATTCCTGCACATGAAGAACGGAACATGAACACGGGCATTAAGGCTTGTATGCCGCCTGACGAACACTTAGAACTGCATATCCGTAGTAGCTATGGCATTAAATACGGCTTAATGCTTTGCAACTGCACAGGAATCATTGATGCAGACTATTATAACAATCCTGACAACGAGGGAGAGATACTGGCAAAAATCAGAAATTGCAGTGATGAAACAGTGATTATCCGCAAGGGCGATAGATTTTGTCAGGGCATTTTTGTAAAACACTATCTTGTGGATAATGATGATGCAGATGGAGAGAGAAAAGGCGGTGTAGGCTCAAGTGGCAATTAAGAAAGTACCTATCAACGAAAACTTTGAAGAAGCATTAATTGGCTATGAGCGTTATGCGTTTGGGCGGCACAGCTACTTGCCGCCTTCCGCTATTGCTTATATAACAACATTCTTACCGGACGTAAGTTATAATACGCTTACAGTTTTCCAAAACGATATGGAATCAGGTTTTGTGATGTATGAATTCACGAAACGGGAATTATCTTATCGTGACAACTGGAAAATTTTTTACACGGAAGTTTGTGCAGAAATTGAAAAGAGGTGCATGAATGAACAAAGGAGAGTGACTGACATGCTGTGCTATCAGGACAGGACGTTCTGTAGGGCAGAACACTGCAAATGTTATGAGAAGGAATGTAAGGTTTCTTTCGCAGCAGCGAAACGGATGAGAGATGCAAGCCCGGATCCGCTTGACAAGGAGCTGGGCATTGCGGTCAGGGATATGAGTGGTGTGTGTAGGTGGTACAAAAAGAAAGGAGATAAAAACACATGAACAAACCAGAACTTGTAAGTAAAGTGAGAAGTGGGGAACGGCTGGGCTGCATCTATGTTATGCCGGAACGGAAGACAAAGTTTTCTGCCGGGTATGATTTTTACTGCCCCAAGAAGATTGTCATTCCTCCAGGCCATACGGCTGTGATTGGCACCGGCTACAAGGTTAAGCTGGAACCGGATGAGGTGTTGCTTCTGCACATCCGCTCCAGCATGGCTTTAAAACGTCATCTTATGATGGTCAATAGCGTGGGTGTTATTGATGCAGACTATTACAACAACGAGGACAACGAGGGGGAGATCCTCATCGGCCTGTTGAATATCGGCAACGATATTGTGACGATCGACATGGGCGAACGTTTTGCCCAGGGCATAGTCGTAAAATATCAGACCTGGGGAGATAAACCGGAAACAAAGCGGACAGGTGGTGTAGGCAGCACTGATGGAAGCGAAGGAAACTAAAGAAGAAGCAATACCGAAAAAGCCGGACTGCCAGCACTGCACAGTCCGGCACGTCGGCTGTCACGGGAAAAGCTGTCCTTATGGCTGGGAAGCGTGGGCGGATTATCACGCTAAACAATTAGAGGACGCGTACCATTCAAGGGTCGTGGCAGCGACACACGCACACAGCAAAGAAAAAAGGCTGTTGAAAAAACTGAAAGGATATTATAACAGGTGAGATTATGAACAAAATCGTAGTTTTAGGAAGACTTACAAAAGATCCGGAGGTTAAGTACACTCCCAGTCAGAAGGTGGTAGCGTTGTTTACATTAGCCGTTGACCGTCCATTTTTAAACCAGCAGGGCCAGCGTGAAGCAGATTTTATCCCCGTAGTCGTATGGGGGAAAGGTGCGGAGCTGATTGGCAATTCTTGTGCTAAAGGTCACAGGCTGTTGGTGGAAGGCCGCCTGCAGATTCGCAATTATGAAGACAAAGACGGTAACAAGCGGTGGGCGACAGAGATTATCGCAAACAATTTCGAGTTTATCGAGCGCAAAGGCTACACATCTCACGAACAGACTGCATCCGCTTCCGGTGGTGCCGCAGCGCTATCCACGGCAGAGCAGGAAGCGAAAAACCTGATGAATTCCAATGCTTTTGACGGGCTGGGCGAAGAAGTAGATTTTTGATTCATAGGAGTATGGTATAATCATGGGCAAGATTAACAGCAAGGCAAAAGGTGCACGAGGGGAACGGGCCTTCCGTGATTTGTGCAGGTCGCACGGCTGGACAGGCGTAAGACGCACGCAACAGTATTGCGGAAATACCGGGGATGCTGCGGATGTGGTGGGCCTGCCCGGGATCCATGTTGAAGTTAAAAACGTGGAGCGGCTTAATATATCTGATGCTATGAACCAAAGTATCCATGACGCAGAAATGGAAGGCAAAAGAAATATCCCGATTGTGGCGCACAAAAAAAACCGGGAACCATGGATGATTACCATGTTGGCTGATGACTGGTTTACGTTATATGGCAAATTTGCTGGAACAGGTGATTCTATTGCAAAAGTTTGAGAGTAACGACAACTTAATAGAGTTCGTTCTCCGGCACGCCGATGATATCCAGAAGTGCGTTGACATAAAAAAGCTGGAGATCCAAAGCGGCGGGGGTGGTCATACAGGCGGGGAAGGAAGCGGCCACAGCCGTATTTCTGACCCTACGGCTTTATCTGCACTCCGTGCGGTAGAGCCGGTCCCGTTCATCCATTGCCCGTTTGGTCCGGCCATCAACGGCAGACGCGACGAACGGTTTATACGGCTTCCGGAAAAGTGGCTTTCCGTAGAAAAACTGACAAGGGAATTTTACACACGGGATGCGGAAAAGAAATTCGTCCGGGAGATTTACCGACGCCGGTATCTGCAAGGGGAGTTCGGGGAGCGATGGGAGATTACGTGTGTTAAATTAGATATCAGAAAAGCGATGTATTATGCAGTCGTGCATGATATTGTCCGGTTTGCCAGCCTGTATGCCGCCGGTATGGGGTTGATAGCTCCTTACAGCCGGTTCGGGGAAAAAAGGGAATAGAGAAAAGAAACTAAAAGCAGGACGGATCAATATGACCCGTCCTGCTTTTAGTTTCTTTAATAGAATTGTCCGGTACGGATATTGTACTCTCCTGCTTGTACCGGGAAAACATCGTATGGGTCATCCCAATCACAAGCACAATCTTCGCCCTGTCCTTCCGGATCGTAATCTTCCAAGACCTTCCATGCTACTGTATATCGTTTGCAGTAACCATCTTCGTCAACCTCGTCCCCAATCCTGACAGCAGGAGCAGAGTAACAGGGGACACCTTCTCCCAGCACGTTGTCAGGCGATGCTTGCCGGACAAGGATGTATTTTTCGCCTTCATACTCGACAACTTCTCCGGTATGATACAACAGTTCCGCTGCATTATATGTTTTGCCGCTGCCGTCAACGGCAATCTTTGTATCTTTATCAATAATCATATCGTTCACTCCTTTGTCTGATTCCTCTTTATTCTTCCGGCTTCCCGTTTCTTAACTCATCGAGATATTTTGCAAGCGCTTCTCTTTCTGCATCCGTTACCCAGAAGCACCGGGAGTGCTTCCGTTGCGATTCGTCAGTGATAGGCGGGCGGCCTGTCTGATTCTCTCGGCGTCCTCCCCAGCCTTTGTCGTATTCGCGGTTTGCCTGTTTCTTTTTACCTGGCATTGTTATTCGTCCTCCTTTCCGTCTTCCGGTATATCCAGTGTCGTTGAGCAATTCCCAATTAAGGATTTTAACCGGCGGTACGCCATGTATTCTATTTCCAGCCGGTTCATTTGTTTGGACAACAACAGGAATTGTGTAGCTAATGTTTCTTGCGGCGACGGGTTATTCCCGAACATCCACGTTGCGTCATCTGCCTTTTTGCTGACCTTGCCAAGCTGTATTTGCAGCGTGGCAAGTTCTTTTTTTATTTCCTTCACCAGTTCCGTAATCTCTCCGGCTTGCCGTTGTATGTCAGAACGGGTATATTTGTGCTCATTCAGCGCAATGTCTAACATAGCATCAACTTTTACATTGCGATATACGATTCCGTTGTATGGCATTTCGCTATTCCCTCCCTTTTTAGACGTTGGCAATCATGAGAATCCCGATGAATGCGATAATCATAATTGCCTGATTCATTTCCTTTTCGATTTGCTTTGTGTTCTCTTCCGTCAGATACTGGAAGCGGATTTCGTTTAACTTTTCGTCTTTGGTTCCTTTTTTCATGGCTCTTTAGCTCCTTTCATTTTACCTTGCCCATCTTGATTTTGCAATAGGTTTTTATGCTGCGTTCTTCAGATAGTAGTCTTCATAAAATCCGCGGTCGAAGTAGTCGACCATGCTGTTGGTGTCGTTATAGTTGAATGAATCAACGATTTGTTTGATAAGCTTCAGTTTTTTGATGAAGGTGGGGGAGAACAGGTCTTCGTAATACTTTTCCGGGTCGTGGTACTGGAGGTGCAATCCGTATTCCGTCCGGCTCCGGTAGTTTTCTTCAATGCTCTCGATCAGTAATCGTTTCTTTTCCTCTTCCGGCAGGTTCAGGAATTCTTCGCTCCAGACGTTGTACCATTTGCCGGTTTCATTATCGCGCACGTCGTCGCTGTTGAATTTCCGAATTGCATTGATGGTGTCTGTATTTTCACTGATATATTTCAGTGTTTCGGCTTTGTATTCGTCCAGTGTCTTTACTTCTCCGGGGTTCGGGGTGACGGTTACCCGCAGAGACTGCCCGCCGGTGTAGGTTTTGCAGGCGACAGTTACACCTTTGATACCGCATTTCTTGAAGGCCGCGCGAAGTTCTTTAGTCAGGTTGGAGCCGTATAAGTATTTGTGCGCGTTGCTTCCGTCCCACCGGATAGCGCCCAAGTATCCGTCCGAGAATTCCCCGGTATATTCTGCATTGATTTTTTCCGCGTCCAGTACTTCAGGAACAGCCGAAGGCGCTTTTACGTTGTTCCCGTTCGCCGGTTTCCAGTACCACGCCGAACGTTTTTTGCTCCACCGGCATCCCAGGGCTTTCAGCTCTTCTTTATGTGGCCGGGTATCTCCGCTAATCCACAGCCAGCTACCGGATTCTTCCACAGTTACGTTTTCCATGTTTGCCAGTGCCTTTCTGATTTCTTCCATTGTCTTTGCTCCTTTCATTATGCCGCGTATTCCATGTAGCAAGTGTCTGCTCCGTACAGCTTGGTCACTTCATCCGCCACAAGTGCGTTGAACAAGGCCAGCGCTTCTGCATCCGCCTTTTTACTGCTCCTGCCTACACGTTTCAGTACCATCCGGCAGGACGGCGGCATATCTTTTCCGATGGTCAAGGTTACATAGCCTTTCTGGTGGCTTTCCATCCCGATGCGCATGATGTAGCACCCGGAGTCGTAGTTTAACGTGGCGCGTACTGTGTTGTACTTCTCGTCACTGCCTTTGTGTAAGGGAACCTGCTTGCTTTCTTTGACAGGGATTAACTTCTTTGCTAATTCTTTACTCATGGCGTTTGCTCCTTTCATCGCTTTCTTAGTAGTCGTAATCGTCGTCGTAGGTGTCGTCGTGGACAACTTCGCCTTCGGCTTCGCGGTATGCGTCCCAGGCGTCGTCACTTCCCTTGCAGCGGGCCGCTTCAATTTCTTCTTCCGCAATTCCCATCTGCCGGGCTTGTTCTTCCAAGTCTGCCCGCTGGTTGGTGTACCGGTTGGCCGTTGTCAGGTTATTGAATCCCCATTCATCTTCGAATTCGCGCATGCTCCGCAGGTCGAAATGGGTTTCCATCCGGGCCGCGTCTTCAATCTTTCGCAGAATTTCTCTTCTTGTCATTGTTGGCAGCTCCTTTCCATTCTTCTGATGATTTCATCGTTGATTTCGTTTAACAAGTTGGTGGCTTCTTCCAGCTCCAGCAACGTTTCCTTTGACGGATTTGTTGCAGGTCGTGTGGCCAGCAGATAATACCGGCCAAAGGCTTTTTCGCTCATCTTCCCCAGCTCATTAGTGCTTATGTTTGCGAAGTCCATACTGTCGGCTCCTTTCTAATCTCATCTTAATCGTTACTCCATCCATCTCCGTCGCTGTTCCACTGGACGTATTCCGAGCTTCTGATCGATGCGCCGCAGAATTTGAATCCGGGTATCTGCTTTAACTTGTTGAGTAGCTCCTCATGTGCATCCGCTACAGCCTGTCTGATTTGTTCTTGCGTCCATTTTTCAGTGCGGTTTGTGATGTTTACCGCGAAGTGTTTTTCGATATCCAGTTCCACGTTCAGGCTCAATACTACTTCACGCGTCCTTGTTTCATTATCCATTGTTTCCGGCTCCTTCCAATTCACTAAGGATATCCATTCCTTCCTCTTCCTGAAAGTCCCCGCTTTCATTGAATGTACCCAGCGTAGTTTCTCCCATGCTGTCGTATTTGCACAGCACGATTCTTTCCATCCTTTCCGGGTGCGGCTCTGTGTAACGGTCATTCCATACCACAAGGTTTTCTCTCACTCTGCCGAACATCTCACCGGCTTTTATCGCGTCGTCGAGGTTCTTTGTGTGGTATAAGTCGATGTTGTAGTAGTTGTTTTCCGCGTACAGTGTGTATAACGTTCTCATGCTGTGTTCTCTCCTCTCAATCGTTTCCGTCCTTTTAGCTTGCCTTCGTCAGTGCGCAAGTTGCTGTCTTACGCAGATACCGCACGGTGGCGGTATTTCGGCTTTCTCAGGAATACTTCTTTGTGACATACTCTTTTGCTTCTTCCAGCGAATCGTATTCCGTCAGCAGGATGTCTTCGAACAGGTCTGTGCTTGCGACTACTCTTGACATGTCGCTGGTTTCGAGTGCCAAAACCATGCGTCTGCGCGTCCTTCCGGCGTGTATTGGATAACCTTTTCTTTGATGAAGGTTTCCGCAGTCGCAACCAGCGCCAGCACTTTCTTCCGGCCTTTTTCGTCTACTTCAACCGCTTTGCGAATGCCGGTCGGTTTGTTAATCATCCATTTAAGCATTGTGCGTCACTCCTTCCTTAATCTTCCCAGCAGCTTTCCATGCTCAAACTGCTTACGTCGTACGGGATTTCCTGCCCGATATTGGCGATGTCTAACGATACTGCGCTTTCCAGTTCGTCGTGGGCTTTTTCAACCGCGTCTTCGTTGTTGGGATCGATGTCAACTTCTTGCGCGACTACCAGTCTGTACACCTGTAACACTCTCTTTATCATTATTCATTCTCCTTTCACTTTCTTAACTACGATTCTGTATCCCCAAGGGCTGTCCATGATTCCGCTCATGCGGTATTGCTTTTCCAGTGCGCTTACGCATTCCCGTGCTTCTTTCGCCGTTCTGAAGCATTCGTCCGTGTTACGGAAGTGGTAGGTGAGTCGATAGTATCTGTTGTTCATTCTTCCCATTCCTCCTCTTCGCCTTCGTCATTTTCGTAGTAGTCAGTGCCAATCATGAAGTCGATGTTGTCGTTTGCGTCCACCAGCGCATCCAGCACTGCTTCCGGGTACAGCCTGCAGAGTGTGCTGGCTATCAGTTCTGCCGATTCCTTATCCATCTTCACATCGAAGCACTCTTCGATTTCGTCATAATAGATTATCCAATTTCCGGTAGAGGTGTTTACCTGGGCTTCGCGGAACATCCAATTCGCGATATCGCGTGCCTGTTTATTAGTCATGGTGCTTTCTCCTTTCGCCTGTCTCATCAGTACCGGTAGGCTATCTCCGGCAGACCGGCTTGCGCCGGTTTCGACTTTAATCGAATAGGTGATTCATTACATCGTGTATCAGGGCGATTCCGCTGTCAGCGCTGATACAGATTTTCTTTTTATCTCCGCCTTCCCATGTTATGACTGCCCATTCTTCGGAGTCTGCATCCATCAAGTAAGTGATTTTCTCAATATCGCTGCCGTATCTTGTCAGTTTCAGGGTTTCGCACAGGGCCTCAAGAATTCTTCCTTTGTTTTCGTACATGGTTTGTTTCTCCTTTCTCACCAATCCAGCCAGTCGTCATATTCCCAGTTCATCTTATCCACCCAGCAGGTCGCTCCGCTGTATTCCGCGAAGTGGTGGGTGAAGAACGCGCCGCCGATGGCGCTCATGCTGACGGTCAAGTGTTCCGGGAAGGTCGTCAGCGTTCTGACTCGCTTCATTATCCGTTCCCATGCTCTCGTTGCGGCTTCGTAAGTTTCCGCTGTCATTTCGCGAACCGCCATTTCTCCGTTGCAGTTCAACCAAGTTACCTTTACCATCCAGTCAGCTTTCTTTTCCATCTTGTTCGCTCCTTTCGTGCTCTCAGTGCATTGCCGGTAACAACCAATACCAGCAGGCGTTCTTTTCATCTTCCGTTGCCAGCGCGTTGCAGGCGCTGATGAATGCTCTTACCGTTATCACATCTTTGAAGGCGAGGGCGGTGGCCAGCTCGCTGGTTTCCTGTTCCGTCAGGCTTGACAGTAATTTGTTCAGAATTTCTTTGCGGCTCATATCGTGTAGCTCCTTTCAACTTATCTTGCTTTCTCTAATCTTCCCTACGTCTATAATATAGCACATATATCTTGCTTTGTCAAGCAGTAAAAGCAAGAAAATATTAAAATTTTTATAAGTCTATGAAACGTAGTAGTAGTGCTGGTTTGAGATAGGTTGCAATGATCTAAGCAAAGAAAAAGTGTCAAATTTTTGATAAAAATTTTTGGGCCATTCCGGAATGGATAACAAAAAAATTTGAATCTATGCTATAATACCGGCGAAGCAGAATAGAAAACACACACAAAAACAACCGGTCTGCACTCGGTGAGAGGCGGAACCGGTTTTTTGTTTGGGTTATATTTCTGCTTTTTTCATTTCTCTCTTTTCCTTTCCCATTCCCTTTTTATGGTGGTTCGCTGCCGGAATTGTTTCAGTTTCGGCAGTTTGAACCATTCTTAGGTCAATGATTTGACCGAAAAGTGCGAAATGGCCGTAAAACAGCCTATTTCCTGTTTTGACGCATTTTACTGTTTACGCAAGAAAAGTATCGCAAAACAAATTCAAATGCGATAGCGGACGTTTTGGTGCGTCTCTATCATGTTTAATCGAATAAATAAACCAAGATAGTAGCGGTTTGATGGTGTGAAAATAGGAGAGATACTTTTCGTGTGGTGAAAGTATACAGGGCCTTCTGTGCTGGGTCATAGTGTGGAGCTACGTCCAAAGGAAAAGCAAGATAGGGTAGTACAGAGCAGTAAGCACGGGAATTAGAGGGAAGGGAGCAAGTTACCATGAAATGTCATCAGCGCGGACATTTTTTGGTAAGTGGTTTACAGTTTTAAAGAATTTACGTCAAATAATTTAAAAAGTGTAACAGTTACAAAGTAAGAAGATTTAACAATAAAAATTAACAAAAGTGTAAACTTTAACATAATGTTTATTATCGGACGTAAATTATGCGTAAAAATTGTAAATTTTGAGTAATGGAAATGGATAAACGCAAATCTATAAAGTACACATTAAAGGCGGGAGTAGCTGGCTCACGGGTGGAACATGAGCCGAAGTTTGTTCCTACCGGCCAGGAATGGCAGAACGAACGTTTTGACGAAGAACGAGGTTACAGTTTTTGGTTGAACGAAACGCCAATCCGTTCCTTTCCGGGATGCACGCTGCCAAAAACACTGACACAGGCAGACAAAGGCACGCTGCTTGACTGCGCAATGCTCATGGAAGCGGGGACAAACATGCTTTGCAGGCGTGTTGATGGCTACTACAAACCGCTTACACCGCCAAAGCTGGCGGAAAAGCTGGGAATTACGGAGCGTCAAGTGCGCCGGTTCCTGAAGAAGATGTTCGAGAACCGGATAATGGCGCAGGAAGAAGGTCGGCTTTACATCAACCCTTGTTACTTTTTCCGAGCAAGATATCTTTCGTACCAGCTTTACCATCTCTTCGAAACTGATTTGCGGTCCGTTCTGCCTGCTTGGGTGGTGCAAAGATACGAGGGAGAATAGCACAACGACTTCCTTTTATTATCTTTTACAGGGAAGCAGCACGGTTTGGTAGGGGAAGCCATAGGGGAAGCGCGCGGGAAGCGGGGGCGCGCAGCGCACCTATAACACATAAGAAATTTTTTAAAATTTCTACCGCTAACCCAGTACCCCCGAACGTAGTGAGGGGGTACACTACAATCACTATACCCTCTCAAATAACTACATATAATTTTTAATAAGTTGAGGGCGCGGGCATGGGAATCAATTTTGGGTTACTGATCGGGAAGCTGGCAAAAGCGATACAGATAAAGCACGGAGTAGTGCTGCTGTATAGCACAAAACAAAAGGTATCAGAGAAGAGCGGGCGGGTGTACACAGAGCACTCGTTGGAATTGAGCATGACGACGGAAGAATACAATGAAATGTTCCCGAATCAAAAGCTAAATCCAAACATTCATAAATCGAAGTATGCAAGCCTGCTGCTTATTAAAACGGTAAGGCAGGACGAGCTGTTTAAGTACTTATTGGATGAGATATGGAAGAAACTGGAGAGTGGGGAGATGTATGAAAAAGGGAAGCAGGAAAGAGAAAAGATTAGAAGTCGATACTATCCTCGACGGCGCAAAGGAAGAAGCGGTAGTGAGGGAGTATTACAAGACGCACCTGTTGGCGAAGAGCTACCAGGCGGTATTTCCGGGGACGAGCAACGGCACGGCCAGAGATCGCTGCAAGGAGATACTGGCGAAGCCTGAGAATGTGGAATACATGAAGGCATTGGTGGAAAGGAACGCTAAGAAGGGCTATGCTTCATTGGATAGAGTAAAGTCGTTCTTAACGGAAGTGATGGAAGGGAAGGTCAAAGACCAGTTTGGTTTAGATCCGTCATTATCGGACCGCATCAAGGCGGCGGAAGATATTATCCGCTGTGAGGGCGGGTTCAAGGATAAGTCGGAGGTCAGCCTGAACGTGAATGTGGCGGACATGTTGAAGGCCGCAAGGGAAAGGGCTGCAAACCGGCAGATACCGCAGAAAAATTCTCCGGAGATAATTGACGTTACCCCCGTAGAGGGATAAAAAGGGGTAGGGGTAAAAGGTGGTCAAATGGCGAAAAAATTATCGGATTTTTCCGCAGAAGACAAGGCGGCGCTGGCATCCTTTCTGGGTGAATATGCGCATGATCCTGTGGGGTTTGTGTATGCGGCCTTTCCGTGGGGAGAGGGCGAATTGGAAGGACAAAGCCCGCAGGAGTGGCAGTTGGAGCTGTTGGAAGATATAAAGAACGGGTTAAAAGATATAAATACGGTCATCCGGGAAGTGAGGGCATCCGGGAACGGCATTGGGAAGTCAGCTTTGGTAAGCTGGCTTATTTTATGGTCGATTTCCACGTATGAAGATACAAAAGGGGTCGTCACGGCTAATACGGATACGCAGTTGAGGACCAAGACATGGGCAGAGCTGGCGAAATGGTACAGGCTGTTCATCGGGAACCCGTTGTTTGAATACACGGCGACTTCGTTGTATTCCAGCGATGCAAAACACGAAAAAACGTGGCGCATTGATGCGATTCCGTGGAGCGAGCAGAATCCGGAAGCTTTTGCCGGTATGCACAACCAGGGAAGAAGGATTTTGATCATCTTCGATGAAGCGTCGGCCATCGCCGATGTGATATGGGAGACGGTGGAAGGCGCTACGACAGATAAAGATACAGAGATTATATGGTGTGCCTTTGGCAACCCAACGCGTCCTTCAGGGCGCTTTTTTGATTGCTTCAATAAATTCCGTAATTTTTGGCATCATAAGCAGATCGACTCACGGACTGTGCGGATATCCAATAAGCAGCAGCTCAATGAATGGGTGGAAGCATGGGGGATAGACAGCGACTTTGTGAAGGTGCATGTGCTGGGCGAGTTCCCCAGCGCGGCGGCCAACCAGTTAATCAGCCGGACGTTGGCGGAAGAAGCCGCAAAACGAGGCATGAGTTACGGAATTGACGATGCGGCGGACGGGGAGCCGGTCATTATCGGCTGTGACCCGGCATGGACCGGTGAAGATTCGCTCATCGTGTATCTGCGGAAGGGTAATTTCAGCAAAGTACTGTGGGAATTGAAAAGTAACAGCGATGATACGCTGGTTGCTGAAAAATTAGCCTATTTTCAGGACGAATACGGAATGAGCAAGGGATTTATTGATATGGGCTACGGCACCGGCATCTATTCTGTGCTGAAAAGCATGGGACGGGCGGACGCATGGCAGCTTATTTCCTTTGCGGCAAAGCCGGTGGATGAATATTACGCCAATAAACGCGCTGAAATGTGGTCAGAATTGAAGAAATGGCTGCAGGAAGGCGGGGCCATAGAGAATAAGCAGGAGATTTTAACAGACCTGACCGGCCCGGAAGCGGCAATAAACCGGAGAGGGAAGCTGCAGTTAGAGTCAAAAGACGACATGAAACGCCGGGGGCTGGCATCCCCGAACTATGCGGACGCATTGGCGCTGACCTTTGCGCAGCCGGTACGGTTAAATAAGC